TGTTCAGGTTCGCAGCGTTGAAGCCGGAACCAATCGCCATCGGAGCGCGGTAGTCGTTGGCCGATGTCACCTTCTTGTCGAAGATGCCAGTGCCCACGTTGGCGAAGGACGGGCCAACGCCAGCGTCTGCGGCGAGCTGCGGAGCAGCGCGGAGCGACTCGAGGTATGCCGTGATGGGCAGGCGGGTTTCGTTCAGGACTTGGGCGCGACGCTGGAGGTCTTTGTCGTAGTTGGCAAAGAGGGTGCCCTGGACGCCAGCCATGTATTTCAGGGCGTCGTCGGAGGCGCGTTGATAGGCTTGCTCGTAGAGAGGAGCGACCTTCTCGGCGACTTCGGAGCGGCGCGAGGCGCCGGTCGAGGAGGAGTCGACGCCACCACGGATCAGGGCTGCCTCATTCTGTGAGGAGGCGACGTTGGCGGCGCGGTCGATTGCGCGTTCGTAAAGGGCGCGGCGCTTATCGCCTTCGGCGTTGATGTCGGCAGACGTGAGCTGCGGCACCTCGCGGATGTCGCCGAGCGAAGAGAGCGCAGCCTGAGTTGCGCCGCGCAGCTCGTCCACGCCCTGATTATATTTGGACTGCTGACCAACGGTGATGGAGCGGTTGGCTTCGGCGATCTGCTGGGCGCGACGGAGTTCGTCGATCTGGAACTGGCGTTCGGAGGAGCGGGTTGCGCGGTCCTCGTAGAAGCGCTGGAGTTCCTGGTCGCGCTCGCCGGAGGCGACGGACTGGGCATACTTCAGTTCCTGAAGGGCCTGGGCGCGTTCAGACGAGGAGATATTCTGGGCACGCAGATACTGCTGGAGTTGGAAGGCACGGTTTTTGGCCGCGTCTTTGTCCAGCTCCATCTGGCGAGACATGACGTTTTCATATTCGCCGAGCTTCTGGTTGCGGTCCTGAGAGAGCAGGTTCTTACTGAACGCAGACTCCGCCCCTTTGGTGGAGCGGTCCTGGTTGTAGTAGTCAAGGCCCTGATTGTAGCGGTTGACCGAGTCACGATAGTAGTCTTCGGAGCGGCCAATCATGTAGCGATTGAACTGCTCCTGCTGCTGACGGGCATACTCGGCCATCTGCGCCTGATAGGCAGCCGTCTTCGCTGCGCTGTTGGCTGCGCTCATCGAGCCAATAGCGCCCATCGCCGATCCGGCAAGACCCAGGATTGCTGCGAACATCAGGCGTTCTCCTTAACCGGTCAGGCCAAGAGCCTGGAGGAACGCGCTGTTGGTGGAAGCACCAGCGGCGCTCTCCTTCTGCTTCTGTGCCATGAGAGCTGCGTATTCTTCGGCGGTCAGCGGGATGCCGTTGATCGTGTAGACCTGGCTGGCGCCGAGGACGTTGTTGACAGAGCCAGCCTCTTTGGCAGCGAGTGCCGCTTTGGCGGTGGCGTCCGACTGGAGGCGGGAGTATTCGCTGTCCAGACGGGACTTGATGGCGGAGGCTTCGTCGTTGGCTTGGGTTGCGCCATAGAGGCTGATCTCGTCGAGCAACTTCTTGAAGTCGCCGGAGCGAGCAGCATCGACAGCGGCGGTGTCGTAGAAGGACTGGTTGCCGAAGCGGCTCTGGAGCGACTTTGCCTGACCCTCGAGGTTGTTCCGGTAGTCGGAGAGGGCGCTGAGTTTGTCGGCGATTGCCTGCTGGCCGGTAGCGAGCTGAGAGCGGTAGCCTGCCACGTCACCACCGGTGAACTGGGAAAGCTGAGCGAGCAGGTTGTTTTCGTTGGCCAGACGGCTGTTGAAGTCGTTCTCGTTGTAGAGCGGGATGTCGTTCAGGCCGGTGCTGAACTTCGCACCCCGGTTGACCAAGTCCTGCATCGCAGCCTGACGCTGGGTGTTCAGGGCAGCGACCTGCTTCTGAGCATCGGTAAGCGCCTTGTTGGCGTCGCCGAAGTTGTAGTCGAGGGTGGAGGAGAAGCCACCGATCTGACGCTGAAGTTCGTTGATCTGGTTGGTCAGACCCTGAAGGTTGTTCTGGCTGTAATAGTCAGCAGCGTTCGCGTTGCCCAGGATGTTCTGGGCCTGGTTAGCGTAGCTGGTCTGGGATGAGCCAATCCGGTCGAGTTCGCGCTGACGCTCGGCCAGGCGATTGTTGATCGAGCTGTCGAGCGAGTTGTATTGGTTGGTCAGGCCAGAGAAGTCGAACGACAGGGGTGAGCTGAACTGCGATGCGCCCTGAGCGCGGGAGCGCAGCTCGTCATCGAGAGCCTTCAGTTTGTCCGCGTCCTTGATGGACAGTGTGTTGAAGGTGTTGGTCGAGTTGTTCAGATAGTTCTGAAGGTCGGTCTTGTAGTTGTTGATGCGGCCCTGCTCGCCGGTCTTCAAGGCGTCCAGCGCATCGTAGCGGGCCTTGACCTTGTTGACGGCGTCGCGTGCGCCAGCTTCGCCAGCGAAGTTGTAGTCGCCTGCGATGTCTGAGGTGAAGTTGTTGAGGCGGGAAGCCAGGTTGTTGTAGCCGGAGCGGTCGAAGCCCGAGCCTGCGTAACCGGCCAAGTCCATGGTGTTGGCGGTGTCGAACGCTGAGCCAGCCGAGGCGTTCAGGCCGGTGAAGAAATTCCGATAGTCAGACTCTGCCTTGGAACGCTTGTTCAGCATGTCGGTCAGCAAGGAGCTGTCCGAGCCGTAGCCAGTGTTCAGCGTGTTCAAGAGGTCCGTGTTCAGCGAGTGCAGCTGCGGGTTCTCGAGGGTGACCGTGGCGTTGGCGTATTCGGGAAGGGTATAGGTTCCCTGATAGTTGAACTGGCCAGGCTTGGTCAGACCAGCCAGGGACTTCTGGAGGGAGTCGAGCTGGTTACGGTAGGACGCGCCGTTATCGTCGACGTTGGTCATGTTCAGTCCGCCGATCTTCGTGTGAAGATCGCCATACTGATTGGACAGCTGAGACAACGAGTTGTTGAAGGCGTCGACCTGCGAATTGTAGGTGTCGGCCTTCGAGTTCAGAGAGTTCTGAAGCTCAGTGCGCTTCTGATTGATCTGGGGCTGGAAGTCCGACGGCGACGGCGGCGGAGGGGGCATTTTGGGAGAGTGCATGACTTACAGCTCCTTTGAGATAATCAGGCGGTGCGAGTCAATGCCGAGGTGCCGAAGGTGGCGGCGCCAACCGGGGCGGCAATAACCCACGATGCGGGTGCAGTTGTTTTTGCGGGCAAGATCAATGAAGGCGTCCCAGCCAACGGTCATGCCGTCGAACTCGCCGTCACGGCCAATGACGTAGTTCACGTCGAAGGTGCGGATGCCGGAGGGCCAATCAGAGATGCCGGTGATGGCGATGGCCTGGAGTTCTCCGCTGCGCTCGCCCTTCCACAGGGTGTAGTGTCCGGTCAGGCAGTAGTCGATTAGCTGCATTGGCGTGAGCTGGTAGATGTCCTGCTTGCGAAACAGGCTCTCGATCTCCGGCAACATCTTGCCGAAGAGATCAAGCATCTCCTCTTGGTCGTCTACAATGGTGACGACGCTGGGGAGAAACTGCCTCGCAAGTTCAGCGATCACGCCAAGGCTCACCGTCATGAAGCGATTTCCTGGATGGCGATTGAGACTTCGAGGTCTGCGGCAGAGGACACGTTGGTGACCTTGACGCCGAGCGAGACAGTGCCGGACGAAGCGTCGATGGTGATGGCGGAGCCAAGCACAGACTCGACGGGGTTCACCGACAAGGATTGGCCTGCGATCTGGGTCACGCCGTTGACCGTGAACTCACCGGTGCAAGTGCCGGTCGAGAGGCGCATTGCGACGCCAACGATGCGGAACTTCTGGAGGAAGGCGCGGGTCACGACATAGTTCGTGCCGGTCGTCAGGGCACCGGAGACTTTCGTGTAGAGGGTAGCCTTGCCGATGACTTCGGGGAGCTGGGTCGATGGCAGGCGACCGTTGGCGTCCAGAGTGGCCACGCCGCTGGCGGCTGCCTTTTGGGAGACAGGGATCACCGAGCTGAGGTCGACGTTGCGGTAGATCAGGGACTGGCCGAGAGCGTCGACAGCCACGACCTTGCCTGCGTCGCCGGACGACGGGGTGGCGAGCAGGGTCTCTGGGGAGGTCTGGAGCCAAGCCGTGCCGGAATAGAACTTCAGGCGGTTCGGGTTGGTCGAGGTGTCGAGCCAGAGGTTCCCGGCTGCGGGGGAGCTGGGCTGAGAGGACGAGACGGTGATGCGGGCTGCCGAGGTGATCAGGGCCGAAAGGCCATTGACGCGGTCGGAGGTAATTTCGCTGGAGGCCACGGCGACCTTGGCCCACGGAATTTTGCCAGTGGTCGGGTCGACATAGTTGTCTTCCATCATGATGCCGGTGACGAGCGTCTGGTCGGTTCGACGCACGGCAAGGATGGTCACGTTGTTCCCGGAGGGGACCGAAGCATTGAAGGTGACGATGTTGTTGGTGTCGTCGAGGATGTAGTCGTAAGAGCCACCGAAGCGCTGAAGGACGCCGTTCTTATAGACCTGGACTTCGTCGATAAGGGTATCGAAGTCAAAACCGAAGTTCGACTGGAAGCCAGTGGTCAGCGTGTCGGAGCGGCGATACTGGTTGGTGAACGCCTGGCGGATGCGGTAGGCGGTGATGCTGTCGCCGTTGACAGCGCCTGGCACGTTGATGGAGCCAATGGTCGTGCCGACAGTGGCGGTCGAAGTGTAGTCGGTGACTGGCTTCAGGAGGACGCCGTTCTTATAGACGGCGACGTCGTCGGTTGAGGCGAAGTCATAGCTGAAGGTCTTCACGTTCGAGGCCACGGTGTAGTCGTAGCGCTGCGAGAAGATCGGAGCAGGGACCAGGCCCAGGTATTGACCGGCTTCACCGCGAAGGTCGGCGGCGGGAGCGATGGTCAGCCAGCCAATGTCGGGGTCAGTGTAGGCGCCGATGCGATACTGGAGACCGTCAGAGGCGGAGAAGCGTAGTTCGATGGGGCCGTCCCAGACGCCGTCGGTGTCAAAGATTTGGGCGAGGAGTTCCGACAGGGTCTTGTTCCCGAACTCGGCGGAGTTCAGGTAACGGATGACAGACTCGAACTCGGTGTTGATCTGTTCCGAGGTCTTGTAGTTCTGGGGGTAAACCTGGCGAAGCCTCATGGTTCTTTCCTCGTGCGAATGGCAAAGCCTGAGAGCCGGACGAGGCCCTTGCCATTGATCGTGAACTTGATGCGCACGCCACGGACGACATACTCGAACGGACGCTCGTATTGTTTGATAATTGGCACACCTTGATAGGAGTCGTCGTCCACTGATCCATCAATTTCCATGGACATGGTGGTAATAAGGATCGCGTTTTCGTCGTAAATCTCGAGGTCAATCACGCCTTGACCTGATGCCTGGACGATCAGGGAGTGCGTGCGCTTGTTGTTCGAGAGGTCGCCGAGCCAAAGCATGGGGGTCATTGCTGTGGCAGTCGGTTCGTAGGTGGCCGCAACCGTGACAGGCGATACGTTGTAGACCCCGGCTGGTGAGCCATAGACCAAGGTGCCGCCCAGGAAGGCGCCGCACCGGGCCTGGAGGAAATCTCCGGTGTTAAACTTGGTGGCCTTCTCGTCTGAGGGGATCGTGACGGTCAGGCGCTTGGCATAGTTGGAGCCAGCCTGCGGGAAGAAGATATGGTATTGCGCCTCGTCGCGGTCGTAGACGGCGGAGATGAGCGAGGGGTCTTCCATCGAGCGGACGAGCTGGCGGTAAAGGTTTTTGACCGGCTCGGTGAGGGTGACAGACTCGACGATGATCCCGTTCTGGCGGGAGCGGCGCACAGAGTGGACGCCATTGCGCGAGCAGAACAGGATGTCGTCGCCTGCGGGACGGATCGTGTTGTGCGAGATGCAGCCGACGTTGACGTTGGTTCGATCTTCGATGGACCACTGGGTGATGTCGGGGTCGATCTTGAAGATGAAGGTGCGGTCCTTGGTGAAGATGGCGAGGCGGTTCTGCTCGAAGGGTGAGAGACCGGAGATTTCGTCGGCGGAGCTGAGCAGGTTGGCCACGTCGATGTAGCCAGCGCGAAGGACTGATGTTTCGGAGTCCTGCTCGTCATCGTAGAAAACTGTCGGGGCGTCGACTCGGGACAGGAACACGCGAGTCGGAGAACTGGGCACGCCCGCTACGCAGAGCCTGCGGTTGGAGACTGCGCCAAAGGCGGGACCAAGTGAGCGCATGGAGGCGGAAAGCGCCGGAGTATAGGCGGAGCCGTCGAACTGCCACGGGTAGAGTGCCTTCTGAAAGAAGATGAGTTTGCGGGAGAACACGACGCTCGAGATCGAGCCATACTGGGTGAAGATTTCGTCCGAGCTGACGCCGGTGTCAGAGACGAGTTTGATGCGGCCAGAGCCGGTGAGGACTGCGGCGCAGACGTTGGTCGGGTTGTAGAAGTTGACGTGCTGGACTGGGTCCGATGCGAAGCGTTGCTCTGCGCCACGCTCGAGGGTGACCTGGCCGACCGAGTCGACATAGGCGTTGTTCAGGGTTGCCCAAGGCTGGTTCTGGCCAAGGTCGGCGTTGGTCTCGGGGCGCAGAGTGGCGAGGCCGTCGAAGGGCGAATAGGCTTTGGTGTTGAGGTTGATGCCCGGATTGGCGCGAAGCCCTGTCATCTATCGACCACTTTCATGTTGGGGCGACGCTTGCCGTAAAGGCGCTCGTAGAGAACTTGGTTGCAGGTTTTTGAGTAGAGCTGGTTGTAGAGGCCAACCTTTGGGCTGCCCTGCTGGATGGCCAAGTGCATCAGCATCCCATTGATGATGATGGGATCGGGGACAGGGCGCGTATCCGTCTGGGAAATATAGTAGTCGACGTCGAGGTCTTCGGGCCAATAGGGGTGATGGCGGATGTCTTCGATCACCATGTTGGCGAACTCGAGGAACATCAGGATGCCGGAGCCGTCGATGGTCGAGGGAGAGAACTCCCCATAGCGACGCACCGCTTGAAAGATCAGGGTTTCAAGCGGTGAAGTCTTGTCAGCGATCTGCGGGTTGACGGTCGAGACCCGAGCCGAAGGCTCAGACGTTGGCGTCAGACCGAACGATACGTCCGCGTTGGACATGATGGTGAACCTCAAAGCGTGCTGCTACGTCTGCTGGAACTTTCCAGATCAAGCGGCGATCTGGTCGGCGTGCCGGGCGAATTTCGAGGACTTCGAACTCGTGGACTTCTGGTTCTTTGGAGACGAACTCGACGTCCGGTTCAGGGGCAGGATCGGCCTTGCGCTTCTGCTTGGAAGGTGTCGGTTCGTTGGTAACTTTGGCGAGAGATGCCTGGACTGCGGCGATCTCTTCGGGGGTTGCGGTTTCGGACATAGGGTCTCCGTAAATAAAAAGAGGGGGGCACTGCCCCCCTCTTTATGACTGGTATTGACCAAGTGGTCGTCCCGCTTAGGCGCGGAGCTTCCAGTTCTTGATCAGAGCATGAGGCTTCGACTGAAGCAGCTCCAGGCCGCACTCAGTCAGGTATTCATGCTTCACCAAATCTTCGTCGTTGTTCTGGCGGTTTTCCAGCAGCTGCGTGTCGCGACCGTCCAGGTAGCGATAGCGCAGGTAGGGGAAGTCGATGACCACCATCGAGCTGTCCATGCCAGGAATCTGGCGGAACTGCGGATGCAGGTGAACCATCAGGTCGCCAGCGAAGGTCGTATACTGCGTCAGGGAGACGCCGTAGGTGCCCGACAGCTGGATCGGCTTCCAGCGGTTCTTGCCGAACTGCTGAAGGTGGTTCGCCACTTTGGCGCCGACGAAGGCGATCTTCTGCGAAGAGCCATACTTGAAGATCGAGGTGATGAGGGTTTCATCAAACGTGTCTTCAGTCATGGTGTTCGCGGTGGAGAAGCTGGCACAGTCGATCACGTTGTCGATGGTGTTCAGCAGACCGCCGGTGTAACGGGTCGGCGCATTGGTCGAACCGTTGGTTTCGTTCTTGATGCCGAAGAACATGGCGCGTTCGATGTCGCTCATGTGGATTTTCAGCGCCTTGGTTGCAGACTCTTCCAGCTTGGAGCCAGTCCGCAGGTAGGTGTGCTTCATGGTCTCAGTGACCGAGAAGGCGGTGCGGAAAATCTGCGTATAGTTCGAGATGACCGAAGCATCCCAGCTCAGAGGAGTCGGGGTCTTCCCACCTTCAGCCCCGGCGTAGCCAGCCACGAAGAGCTTAGCGCCATCGGCGATCTGATAGGAGGTTGCACCAATGTTACGGGTCACCGTGACACTGTTGGCGGTCGTATCGGCAGTTGCCTGCATCACTTCGCCCGTGGTGGCGTTGATCAGGATGGCACCGGCGATGGCATACTTGTTGTCATCGGAGGCGGCCACGGTGATCGTGCCGGTCGAAGTGCTGGCGATTGCGCCGGACACAGTCAGGACGCGCTCGGGCAGTTCGTCACGGAAGTTCTTGAACTCGGGGTCGTCAGTCGACTCAGAGCTGCCCATCGCGAGAAGGGCGTTGAGGGGTGCGTTACCGTTCGGCTCGAGCAGAGTGAACAGTTCGCGGTAGTTCTTGGGGCGGAAGTCGACGCCAAACTGGCCGGTCCCGCGCATACCCTGAATAGCAGCCATGATGGTTTCTCCACAGGTTTGCTGCGTTGGAAGGAATGGGTTTGTGCGCGCCGCAGGGGTAATTCCGTCCCTGAAATGGCACTGAGGACACTACGTTGGCGGCTGGTGCGGCGAACGGCTCGTGGCCTTGAGGGATATATGAAACAGAAAAGGGGGACTGTTTCGTCCCCCTTTTTTATTCTGCGAAAATAATTGTTTTGATCTGGGTTGTTGGGAACCACGCAACCAATGTCATGGGCGGGTCGGATTGTCCTTCGCGGCTATAAAAGCCGACGCCCCCATTGTTGGGGGCGACGGTTGTTGCGAGGACTTCGACCCGAGAGTCGTCAATGAGTGTGACGATCCAGGTGTTCATGGGTTAGCCCACGAACTTGTTGCCCATGGCGGAGGAGACCATCTTGTCGAAGGTCGAGCCGCCCTGGTCAGCTGGAGCTGGTGAGCCACCACCGGAAGGTGTCTGGCCAAGGGAGCCAGTGAAGGACTGGCGACGCTGGGCCATGCCACGGAGGCGCTCCATCTCGGGGGAGTTCATGTTGTTGCGGAAGTCGGTCATGACCCGGTAGGTCAACTGCGGATCGACGAAGTCCTCGATGGTATAGCCACGCTCGGAGGCATAGACCATGAAGTCCTGGGCGGCGCTGTCAGGGAGCTGGAGGGCCTGCTGGGCACGGTCAACGTTGTTGCCAATGGTCTGGCGGATCGCCTGGGTGCGAGTGTCGCGACCAGTTTCGTTCATGGCCTTGGCTGCGTCGGCAACGCCAGCAGACTTGGACATGACGTCCTGCATCATCTGCATCATCTGCTGCATCTGAGACTGCGACTGCATCTGAGACGCCATCATCTCCTTATAGCCTGGAGGGAGTGAGGCGGCGTTCTCTTCTTCCCAGCGCTTCAGCTTGGCTTCGAAGGAGTCAGGGGCCAAGTCTTTTGCGGTGGTCTCAGGGCCGTTCTGGCGACTGGTATCGCCGAAGGTGGTCTGAGAGACGCCGCGCTTGGCCTGGTCGATCATGGCCTGGGCGAACTGCATCGGGTCCATGCCGTGGTGACCCATGATAGCCTTGGCGGCTTCCATCACGGGTTTCATCTGGGCATGTTCGAAGTTCAGGGAGGAGTAGCGGTCGAAGGTCGACTTGATCTGGTCAGGGGTGAGCTTGCGCTTCTGGCCAGGCTGAAACTCGATTTCGTAGAGGACGGGGTCCGCCTGGGAGTTGCTGCCTTCGTCCTTGGGTGCGCCTGCGGAGGCGGCCTGTTCCTGGGCGGAGGGGGGAGCCGGAGGCGGAACGCCGG